TTATCTCCGAGGGAATCGAAGAGGCGGCGGGATGGCAAAGCGCATTCCGTCAGACCCAAGCCGTGGTCGAATCCACCGGCATGGCGGCAGGCCTCACCGCTGAACAGATGGGCGAGATGGCGGTAGCGATGTCGGCATCGTCGGGCATGTCACTCTTCACCGATGACCAAATCCTCGGCGCACAGAATGTCCTCGCGACGTTCACCAAAGTGCAGGGGATTCAGTTCGAAGGCGCCACGCAGTCAGCGCTCGACATGGCACAAGCCTTGGGCATGGATGTGAGCGCAGCCGCCATGATGATGGGCAAGGCGCTCAATGACCCGGTCAAGGGGATGTCAGCGCTGTCCCGATCGGGTGTAAGTTTCACCGATGCACAAAAAGCCATGGTCGAAAAGATGGTCGAAGTGGGCGACGTCGCAGGCGCACAGAATCTCATCCTCAAAGAGATGGAGATTCAATTCGGCGGTTCAGCGCTTGCGGCTACGGAAACCTTTGAGGGCGCACAGGTGCTACTCGCAGAATCCATGAACGGCGTCAAAGAGACGTTGGGCAATGCACTTTTGCCGGTGCTGACCAGCTTTGCAAATGTCACGATGGCTTTTATTATCCCGGTACTTTCTGAGGTCATCGGAAAGTTCGCCGATTTCATCAGTGGCCTTGACTGGTCGGCAATTTTTACAACAATCAGCGGACTCATCAACAGCTTCATCAACTTCGGCACCGGCGTTGATTGGAGTGGAATCTTTACCGCACTCAGCAACGTCGCTACGGTGATTGGCCAAGCGCTCATGTCGGCCTTCACCGTGATTCAACCTCTGCTCATCGTGGTCAAAGACGTATTCACTCAGCTTTTCAATGTCATCACCTCGCCAGCCGTCATCCAAATATTGACCGCCATCGGTGGTGCATTTATGAGCATTGCCAGCATCGCAGGCACGGTGATTTCGGCGCTCACTCCGCTTGCCTCGCTGATTTCGACGACGTTCATGGGTGTGGTGCAAGCGTTGCTCAATGGCCTTGCACCGGCGTTCACGACGATACAAAACTTGATTGCACAGCTGACACCGTACATTCAGAGTGCTATCACCGCCATCGGCGACGTGTTCGCATCGCCTGCGCTCAAATCGGCAATGGATGGCCTCGTCGGCGTATTTGGTGTGCTTGGTGAGATTGTGAGTGCTGTGGTCGGGATTCTGTCCGGATTAGTCATGTTCATCGTGACGAATCTGTCACCGGTCATCGAAGGCATTTGGCCAGTTGTGCAAATCACGTTCAACACGATTTTCAACGTGATTGACAGCGTGGTGAAGCTGGTGCGAGGTGTGCTTGATAGCCTTTTGCTCTTGCTCAAAGGCGACTTCACCGGTGCATGGAACACACTCAAGACCGCCATCGCCACGGCATGGACGGGCATCAGCACAGCAGTGCAGACCGGCATTAATGAAGTTAAAGCAAAGCTCCAAGAGTGGATTAATGGTGCATCGCAATTTGGTCGTGACCTCGTGGCAGGCATCGCCAAGGGCATCACTGCGAGCGCTGGAAGTATTGCGAGTGCAGCAAAGAGCGCGGCGCAATCTGCACTGGACTCGGCAAAGAAGCTTCTCGGCATCGCCTCGCCATCTAAGGTCATGGCGGCGCAGGTAGGTTTGCCGATTGGCCAAGGACTCGCCGCTGGCATCATGGAATCCATCCCAGCGATTCGTGGTGCCATGGCAGTGTCAACCGGTGCGGCGGCTGGGCAGGCGACGCAGTCCATACAGAACTACTACCTATCGGCGACGTACAACACGGCGCAGTCGGAGTCGTCGATTCGCAACGACTTGCGGGCTATGCAGATTTTATCAGGAGCGGTGTAATGACGTATGCAGATGTACAGCTTGTGTATGTATATATTTCTGGCGGTGTGACCTACACACTGAATGGGGCAAACACAATTACTACACGGCACGGAAGTGAATCATTTACTTTTAACTACCTCGGTGACCAAGGCTTTGGACTGGCGCCACTGCATCGTATCACGACGCGCGGGCCACTTCAGCACGGAGATTCGGACATTGATTTTCGGTTGGATCCGAGAATACTGCAGATACCGATTTTGGTCAAGAATGAGTCAGCAAGTGCGCCGAAGGCTCGGCATTACTCAATCCGTGAAGCGCTTTTGAAGATTTTCAATCCTAATTCTTCAGGAGTGCTACGTGTGATAATTAATACAGTTAGTGGCGGTGTATTTACGATTATCACATATCAAATCAATGTCAAAGTGCTCGGCGGGTTGACCTTCGACGTTGACCCAGTAGACTACCACGTGCGCACCGTGGTACAACTGCGAGCTGATGACCCGACGTGGTACGATGCAACGGCACCAAGCGGGACAGTAGTTACGTACGATGATAGCGTTATCGGCGGAAGCCAAGTGTTTGCCATTGGCGGCAACTGGCCAACCTTCCCCATCATTCGCATCAATGGCCCGATCACGAATCCAACCATCACCAACAACACGACTGGGCAAAGCATCGCCATCACGGCAACGCTTAGCGCCGGTGCATACTTTGACATTGACCTCAGCTACGGCAAAAAGACCGTCGTGGATAACCTCGGCGCAAATCGAATCAGCACGGTGTCAGCCGCATCAAACCTTGCAACGTGGTCGCTCGTGCCCGGCAACAACACCATCTCCGTCACCGGCACTGGCACAACGTCAGCTAGTGATTTAACCTTCACCTACTTCCCACGCTACACCGGCATATAGGAGGCTGATATGGCACCACAGTACACCGTCAGCCTACGCAACTCCGCAGGCACGCTCCAAGCCATCAGCCAAGATTATCTTGACCTCGCCATCAGTCGTGTCATCAATGCGCCCGACATGGCGGTACTGATTTATGACAGCAACTCGAGCAATGCGCAGTACCTCGTGCAGGGCGCAATTGTGCAGATAACTCGCCAAGACGCCGACGCAGGCATCAGCGCAGCCACGGAGTTTAGTGGAATTATCCGGCGCATTGTGCGCACCGTGAGTGACAAAATCACGTACGAGGTGACATGCGTGGGGATGATCGGGCTACTCGGCACTCGCATCGTGGCGTGGCGGCAAGGAATCGCCAATCGGTCCTACTTTCAAGGGCCGCCAGCGGAAACAATTCTAAAAACGCTTTTCATCTATAATATGTCTTTAATGGCAACGGTGGCGCAGGGCCGCTTGCTCGATGGAGGCATTACCGGCATGACGACACCGGCAAGTACCGGCGCAGGTACGGTGCTTACGCTGAACTGCTCATATCAAAATTTGTTATCGGTCATGCAAAAAGTCGCCGAGGATGGCGGCGGCGATTTTGACTTGATTTATACCGCGCCAGCGGCGTGGTCGTTCGAGTGGTACACCGGTCAGCGTGGCACCAACCGCAGTGCTACGGTGCGCCTCTCTGTCCCGCTCGGCACCATCGGTGAGCTCGTCGTCGATGATAATCGTATCGACGATTTTACCGCTGTCATCGTCGGCGGAGAGGGCGAAGCAGAGGCGCGGCTGACAGCGACGCGACCGGCGACACTGCCGACTGGGCTGTCGCTTCGTGAAAGCTTTGCAGATGCGAGGAATCTTAAGAAGTCATCACTAACCGCGCTGCAGCTTCATGGCCAAACACTGCTGAATTCGCAGGCGCGCATCCGCACTACGTATACAGCGACGCTTTTGCAAAATGCGGCGCTTCGGTACGGGCGCGACTACTTCGTCGGCGACCGTGTGACGATTTTGGATGGCACGACGTCGGTCGTGCAGCAAATTGCCGGCGTAAACCTTGCATTCACTGCAGATGGGAGGGAAACTGTTGATGTCACGCTCGCAAGTAAGCCTTGACGCACTGGCGCGCACACGGCGCACCGTCGCAGAGATACAAAGCACTGATGTGCATGGTGCCGTGCTGACGCTGACGCGCACGAGCGACCAAGCGATCACGACCGCGGGTGCCTTTGTCGTATGGCAGCAGATCATCCGTGGCTATCAAATCGCATGGGCCGGCACTGCGATAAGCATTCCTGCCGCTGGATGGTACTGTATGCAACTCACTCTGCGCTTCTCAGTCAACCTCAATAACTGCTTTGTCGTGCCATATCGAAACGGCGTAGTTCCAAATCGCTATAACCTACTCGGAGACACCGACCTCGACGCTGCAGCCGTGACCATGATGCAGTACTACGCCACAGGTGATACGGTGCAGTTTGCCGTCTTCCCATCAGCAAACTGCAATATCGTGCGCGCTGCCGAAGGGTCGGCCTTTGAATCCCCGATCCTACACATCGCTCAACTGAGTGGAGGCGTAAATGCATAGCTTGGACCCATCAGCAATTTATAAAATCTACGTGCCTGAAGACCTTACTTTTTTCTACGCTGATGCATACGGTGAGCGCATCGAATCGCCAGCGGGTGACGTGGTTGAGGCACCGTATACCGAGGTGGAGGCGATGAACGCGGTGCGTGCGCTTCGCAATCAGAAGCTCTTCGACTGCGACTGGACACAGCTCCCCGATGCACCGCTGAGTGACGCACAGCGGGAGCGCTGGCAGATATATCGGCAGGCACTGCGGGATATGATGGACGGCTTTACCTGGGGGTTGACGACATGGCCAGAGCCATAATATAATCAGCTTGTCTCACTCCTTTCGACGACCACGGCCTCGAAACGCACCACACCACCGCCGCCCTCGCTCTGTCGGGCGGCGGTGGTGTTTTTGTGTGACTTTGAAAACTCATCAAAAACTCGTTGAAAATTGGTGCAAAAAGTGCTTGACATGTGTATATACATGGTATATACTA